ATGCGCGGGTGTCTGGCAATTCGCGGGTGTCTGGCCATGCGCGGGTGTCTGGCGATGCGCGGGTGTCTGGCGATGCGCGGGTTTTTAGCGATGGGCGGGTGTCTGGCGATGGGCGGGTGTCTGGCGATGCGCGGGTGTCTGGCGATGGGCGGGTGTAAAGATGAAAAATAAACGAATTATTAACATGCCTTCAAAAGTAGCAGAAATTTATTTAAAGTTTCCTAACGGGCGCGGTTGGATAGCTGAAACAGATACAAAAGAAACTGTTTTTGTTATTGGTGATGCTGTAGGCTACAAGCCCCAAAAAGGTAATTGCCTAATAGCTGCACTAGAAACACATCAGAACGCGCCTAGCCCTGATTTTTATGCGGCGTGGGCTATCCCTGAAGGTGTTGTAACATTACAAACCGTAACAGATGCATTAGCCGCCCTAAGTGAAACAGATGCCCTTACTGGTGAAGAGGTTGGTACTGGTAATGGTGATATTTTATATCACGCGGGGCTTGTAGCTAAATTTGTTAAACAGGATCGCCGTAAATCTTTAAACGCGGGTAACGATATTTGGTATTCAGTAACGCCTGAAGAATGTGAAGTTGGGATTTTCGAAAATGATTGAATTTGAAACAAAAGAAGGTTGCTTATCAATAACCCCCAATAAGGTTACAGGTATTCAATACAAAGAAAAACACCTAACAGAAATAACAATTTGTGGAAAATCTTATAATATAATTATGCCTTACCCGCAAGTTATGGAACGTTTAAAACCTAAAAATCCTGAATTGGAAGCCGCTGTAATATATTATAAATGGTTGGTTAGGTTGTCGTTTGAAAACGGGTATCGTAACGGGTTTAATCATTGTGCTGATAATACTAAAGCAGATTGGAAATTATCATGGGATAACAGTAAAGTTAAAGGGAAATTAGACGGATGAAAGAACAAGTAAACCCATATGGATATTCTACTAATGTAGATGTACATAAACTTATAAATTTAAAAGGCTACGGTAAAGCAAATATATTTGTTAAAGCCTCTGGCTTATGGAATGAAGAAAAGGAAACATAGAATGAAATTTTCAACAGAAAAAAAACCTATACTAGCCGCATTAATTCAGGCTAATTCAGTTGTAGAGCGTAGGAACACAATCCCAATTTTAGGTAATTTATTACTTTGTTTATCTGGTAATAAATTAACAATCACATCAACAGATTTAGATATTGAAGTGAAGATTGATGTAGAAGTAAATGGTGAAGAAGATGGTACTACTACTGTATCTGCACATTTACTTTTAGGTATTGTAAAGAAAATGTCAGAAGGTGTATTAGCTGAATTTTCAACAAAAGCTAATGGTGATATAAATTTTCATTCTGGACGATCTGTATTTAATTTAGCCACATTACCCCATGAAGATTACCCTGTAGCAAGTGAAAAAACATTTGAAAATTCCTTTACTATTACTGGTGAAGAAATGTATTCTATATTGTATTCTACTATTTTCGCGGTATCAAAAGAAGAAACCCGCTATTATCTTAACGGTGTATATTTTCATAAGGTAGATGATAAAATACGTGGTGTTGCTACAGATGGACATAGATTAGCTTTATGTGACGTGGTGAAAGATGTAGAAGATTTTGATAGTGTTATTATACCTACCAAAGCAGTAAACCAAATTCTTTCTTTATGCACAAATGAAGAATTGACGGTATCTACCACACCATCACAAATTAAAGTAAGTGCAGAAGGTGTTACTTTAATTTCAAAAGTAGTAGATGGTACGTTTCCTAATTATACACGGGTTATTCCACAAAATAACACTATCAATATTGAAGTTAATAGTAAGGATATTTCAAACGCTTCTAGCCGTGTAACTTTAGTTTCTACAGAAAGAACAAGCGCGGTTGCAATTAATTTATCAAAAGATAAAATTGAATTAAGTCTTAAAACGCAAGAAAATTTTGCTTCTGAAGAAATTAATATTGAATATGATGGGCCTGAACTTAGAATAGGTGTAAACAGTAAATACCTTTCTGAAGTTATGGGGCGGTTAAGTGGTACTGTAAAAATATTTTTTAATGATAATTCAACACCAATGATCATTAAAGAAGCCGCTAATGAAAATACTCTTTATTTGATTATGCCTATGCGTATTTAAAATAAAAAATCAAATAAAACTAAGATAGGGGTTTACAGCCCCTATTTTGTGTGGTTAAAGGTATTAACGAAACGCAACAAAGGAACGCGACAATGAAAACTTCAGCAACATTCTCAAACGGCGAAACAACAACATACGGCGGAACTCGTAAAGTTACTGCTGCATGGGCAATCATCGACACAACAACAAATGAGATTGTTGAAAAGGGTTACAGCCTGAACATAAAGTTGGCCGCATCTTCAGCATCAAGCAACATTTCTAGCCGTATTGGTGGCTTGATTTGTTCAGGTAATTCAATTCAAGCACACCGCGTAAACATGGACACGGCAAAACGCAAAGGCTGGAACGGTAAAGGCCAAGCAAAACGTTTCCTGAAGGGCCTGAATGTGGATACTCGGATTGAATACGATAAAACCCACAAGATTGAAGTTGTATCTTTATAAAAGGAAAGGGGGGTTCGGCCCCCTTAATCTTTTTTGATGAATATATGTCTTATCTTATCAAGAAACGCTTCAACAGTTGAATTGTTTTCAACCTTCATATCAAAGCTACATCCCTTTTCGCTAGAATGATTTCCTTTTATACCAGAGCCTTCACGGTTAACTTGACATATAGTGCCGCCTAATTCTCGCAATGCAGCAGCTTCATTATCAAAGCGTACATCATCAACAACAACATTAAAGCCGTTTTTAAGTTCTTGTTGTGCTTTATTTGCCCCAATATTAGCCCAAACATCATTACCAATAATTTCACGGCCCCATTCTGTACCTAAACTTTGCATGGCAAATCTTGGAGTTTTACCACAAAGAATTTCACAAGGTTCTTCTTTTAAATCGCCTTCAATTTTTCTTTCAATAGTTTTTTCATCCAAGCCAGATAATTTATAAAAACATCTTAGCATATCTTTTAATGGGTCAGCCATTTTAACGCGTTTCCAGCCGCCTTTTATTAATTCAGCACTAGCTACATCTTTTCCTGACTTAGCGCGACCAGTAATACCTAAAATCCCCTTAAAATCGGAATAATCCATTATATAACCTCTATACTTACATTACATTCAATGGAAAGATGTTTTGTGACCTCAAACGACTTTTTAAACCGTTCATTTATACCACCAGAAGGGGTAGCAACTACAATATGTTTTATACCAGTATTAATTAAAGCACCCATGCAAGAACAACAGGGCATATGAGTTACAAAAGCAGTACATCCGCTTAAATCACCCTTATAATTAACTATAGCGTTAACTTCTGCATGTTGTACACGCATATACTTAATTTCACGATCATTATACAATCTTTCAGCATCATTAGCCCCACGGGGGAAGCCATTATAGCCCATTGCCTTTACTGTTTTACCATCAACAATAACACAACCAACTTGTGTACTAGGGTCTTTTGACCAAGAAGCAATATGAAATGCTAAGGCTAAAAATCTATCTTTCCATTCAATACTTAGAACCATTTTGTAAACCTCGCAAATTGACCATCAAAAGGGTGATAAAGAAAACATTCCACACCTTGACGGTTTATATAACCGTTTCTATGATGCCAACCATCAGCGGGGGAAGGTGATCTAACATATTCTACACTAACACCTACACCTTCAGGTTTTGGCGAACCACTTATTATAGCAGTCATTCCAACATGATCTTTTTCAGATTGAAATACATCAACCCCGCGCTGTTTTCTAATTTTATGGTGAAGGTGGTGTAGTAACCAATAAAGGTTTCTACATTCCCCAATATGTTCACGCGCTTCAGCTACCATAACTGACATTAATTTTTCTTCTTTTACACCATCGCCATGAGTTAGCCCAATTAGATTTTTACCAAACCTAAAATACTTCCTGTGATTTTCTGATAAATTATATTCAGTGGTAGATACATCTTTATCATTTTGGAAACTTGCCCCTATCGCCTGTGACAAACTCCACCCCATTTTCCAATCGTGGTTAGACATGCAATGAACTAAAGTAACAGGCGCATATGTTTTACAAAGTTCTATCGCTTGCCCTAATGCATCATAAGCATCACGCCACATTTGAAATAAAGAGCCTTCACCATCTTGATTAGTACCCGCCGTTGTCTCACCTTTATGGTCATCAATATTAATAATATCGTTACCTAAAACAAAAAGAATATGTGAAATACCAAAACCTTCAGCGTCACTAAGTAAAGTTCTAGTTCCTTCAATAACACGATGCTTTGCAACTTCACGATTATAAATAGAGCCTACTTCACTCTTTACGCACAACTTCCCAAAGTGAACATCAGCAAGATCAATAACAAGAAGATTTTTCCCTTTACCAAAAGTTTCACGTTTTTCTAATAATGAAGCCGCGCGGGGTTTTGAACTTTCTTCAATACAATCCTTTATCATATCAACAAAGCTTAATTCTTCACCCGTTGTAGGGTTTTTTACAAATACAGAATAACCGTTTCCGCTTTCATCTTTTGTTATTTTCCAAAAATGGGAAAGTGTAGAAGGGTCTTGAATACCAGCGGCTTTAGCAGCAGTAACTATAGCAGGATCAGCCCCAACCCATGAACGCGCCTCTTTTAACCTACGGGCAACAGAACGTAATGAAATCCCTAATTTTTCGCTAATTTGTTTACTGTTGTGGCCTGAAAGTGAAAGATCATATACTTTTTTTTGTTTATTATTCATAAGGTTAAAGCTTTCTGTTACTTAAAGCTTTTCTACAGAATAAACACTAACTTATCAAAGAGGTTACTTATCTTTTACAGTTAAATTTACAGGGCCTAATGTAAAATATTTATCACCACTTTCACAAGTGTAATGACCCTTTATACTTAATATTAATTTACCTGTAGGGGCTAATTCTGGTATCTTTGTTTGGATACGGTATTTTTTTACACTTTCACTTTTTTTGATGGTTGCGGCCCTTTGCACTTCTGATAACAGAAAGCCATTTTCACCAACCCAAACCCTACCAGCTTCACCAGCACAATCTGTATTTTTTCTTATATTCCATTCTAAAATAATAGTTTCCCCTGCTACGACTGGTGAAACCCTTTTAGCCCATCCTGTTATTACAGGTGGGCTTATCTTAACTTCATATAAATTTAAACCAGAAAAAGCAGTAGATATTATTGATACAGCCGCTATTGCGGGTACTAATAAATTATGCATGTTAGTTACCCTTTGCGAAGTGGTCGAAAAAAGACTTTAAAACAAGCATTAAAATAGCTACAATACCAGCCTTTTTATCTCGTTTTAATTCGTCAATATCTTCTTTTAGATTTTTTTGCACTACACCTTGGCGTATCAATTCGTCGTGATCTTCTGTAGTACCCATAATTTTATTCCTATTATTTTTTAGAAGTGCATCCAGCATCAATTTGAGATATTAAAACACGCCCCGTAGTAACTGATATATCCCCACCATCAATACCTAACGCTTCTGCATGGTTATTACGGCTAACTACAGTTCTATCACATAGAACTTTAAGACTTCCCGCGCTCGCGCAACCAGTCACGATCAGCAGCACTATCACCTTTACCAACATCTGCATCATTTAATCTTTCATTAGTTTCTACAGCTTCAGTTAAATCTTTCTTTTCTTGCTTATTGGAAAAGAAGTTCCAGCCATAAATAAAGCCGCTAAATAAAAATACCACAACTACTAAAATCTGTCTAATAAGCTTATTTTTAAATAAAAGTGAAATTACAAAATTCATTATACTATTCCAGATTTAGTTATTTTACGCAACCATATGCCGCCAAAAAGCTGTACTAAAGTTAAAACCATAGTGGTTAGCATTGCTTGCATTTGTGTAAGTTCAAATTGCCCAACGTAAACTAATCCAATGGTACTAATAGAAACTAAAGCTGTAACAATATGGAACCAAACCGTTTTACTTCGCAATAAACCCTTCATAAAATTAATCCTTCTTCTTTGGCAAAAAAGCACTGACAATTTTAAAAACTGCACCCCAAAAACTAGGTTCTTTATACAATTTTGGAAAGATACCCTTTAAACCATCTTGAATAGCTTTTTGTTGAATATCAAATTCTTTTTGATCTTGTAGCCAACCGCCTTTTTTTTCCGCCTTCTTTTTGTAATTCCAAAACAAAGCCCCGCGTTTAGTTGGTGGTGTTTTCCAAGCGTCTAAATGAATACCCCCACGATACATTTCTAAACCTACAGAACCATTTTTAGAGGCTAACCAATATTGTGCAAGTGGGGCTAAATCTGCACCAACAACTTTAACGCCTAATTTATCATATATATATACATCAGCGGCAAACCCATCATCATGTCTAACAGTACCAACGCGCCGCACCCCTGATCCGCGCTTTGGTTGCCCACCGCTATAAATAAACCCATAATAATCAGGGCCAAAAACCTTATAAATACCTTCACTAATATCATTAAATAATCCATCAATAATATCTAGATTACGTGTGGTATTAGCACCTTTATTTTTATAAAAAAGATTTTCATGTTTCATTTCTTTATTTCCTAAATAAACTTCTTGATCGTATAACCACAAAAGCGGTTTCACGCTTAAAACGCGGGGCATTAACTGATCTTGCAGCATCTAACCATTGTGTATCAGCAAATGGCCTTGAATACCCATTTTCTAAAAGATAATCGTGAATACAAGCCGCCTTTAAAAATAAAGGATCATCTGGGGATAATACCCACCTTAAAAAAACAGGTACAGAACTTTCAAACTCATAACCTTTAGGGATATGAATAACTAGCGATGAATTAGGTTTTCCAATATTCCAAGAAAATCTATCTTGCAACACATAACCACGGCTACCACCTTTTGTAAAATTAGGTTCCATCAACTACCTACAGGCCAATACTTATTATTAGTAAAGTCAACAGGTATAGTATCCATATTATTTAAAACATTAGAGGCGTCACGAATAGCACCTATTAATAAGTTACCAGCTTTAATAGTATTCAGCCTATTATCTTGTTCTATACTTAAAGTGACCCCTTCAATTAAAACTAGATTAGTATAAGTAGCAACCTCTACTAATAGATTATTTTGCTTTTCATTACTAGATTGATCATCATAAGCCCCAATAAGTGACCAGATACGCCGTTTAGCTTCTGCATTAACTTGGGCTTTTGTAACCAAAGCCGCCGCCACTTGCTGCGCTTCATATGCTGCAACTTCGCTAGGTGAAAGTTGAACTTTCACGCCGTTAACTTGTTTATGTAAATTGCTCATTTTTTAATACCGTACATCGTTATTGTGCCAGTTGATAAGTTACCAGTACTAGCGTAAACCTGAACAGCATTAACCGCCGCCGCAGAATCTCTGAAGCCCTCGCTATCACTTTGTTTTAACCAGAAGAATGTATAATCATAATACATACCCTTGGATGCAATCATTGTATGAACTGATCTACTTGGGCCAAATATTATTAATTCTGAAGAAAACCCAATATTTGCCACATTTGAAACATTGGTAGAATTTTGCGTAAGGCCAAGATATGAAAGATCACCTGAAGACCCATTATTATAATCATTAGCACCGCTATCATATGAAATACCAGAATTTGCACTAGTTCTAAGATTTATTGCTACACCATTAGTTGCAGGTACAACATTCCTAAACTTGAAATGATAATCCTCAAATAAAGATGCATCAAAATCAGTAAATTCTATCGTAGCATCATTAGAAATAACAACTTCAGCAATTTCAACCATACTAGGATTATCACGCCAACGATAACCTAAGTCAGATGTAATAGGTGCATCTGGTGCAAGTTCACTATCAAGAATATCTCTAAAAGTTGTCATATAAATGCATATGGCTTATCACCATTCCCCATTAAACCAGTTGTTTCATCAGAAAAATACGTTCCATTGTCTTTTTCTGTATCGCTTGCCACACTATACACGCCCCTTGTGTTTTCTGCAATTCCGCCATAACGTTTATCAAACTGATAAGCTTGTGCATAAACTAATTGTGTATCAATATTGCGCCCTTCACTAATCTCAAAAACTTGCATTTTCTTTAATAATGGCTTGCCTGTATCATCTTGAATAGCACGGGTAGTTACCTCTAGTACATCAGTAAGCCCTATTTGTGTTTTTCGAGGAACTTCTAAAACGTATTCAGCGGGGCCTTCTCTAAACCTATTTAGCAACCTAGCGTTTAATATAGATACTAAACTATCATTCCCATCATTCAACCAACGTGAAAAAATACGCCTTAGCCTAGTATCATCATATTCATTCGCACTTTCAGCATCAACATCTATATTACGCCGTTGCCTTTTAAAATCCTCTGGATTATCTATACTTAATGAAGGGTTTGATTGAACGTGGTAAAATGCAACTTGTGAAAGCCTATCTTCATCTTTATCTTTCTGACTAAAAGAAAATAAGTTGTCACTATCATTAATATTATGTACTGCATCACCTACAGGCGGTCTATTAACCTTTAACCCTACTTCTTGTAATTTATCATCCCACCAAATAGAAACGCCTAGTAACGCTACTTCACCTATTAGACTATTTACACCCGTAGGCTTCATAATATCGGTATTTAAAAATAATGTACTAGCCCATTTATCACATTCAGCAGTCCACTTAGCATCAGGAATAAACGAAGCATCAATACCAGCTTCTTCAACTAAAAGACGTTTTACAACAACGTCAACTCGATCACCTCTAACGCTAAAGGTCTCCTGTATGGTGTCAAGTGCTTCATGGGTTTCAGGATCAGTTTCACGGCTACCGCGTGAAACTAATGTTAACACATCACCAACCCGCGTAAACGCAATTAATTCAGAACCTATAGAAACCCAACCTGAACTAGAATAAGTAGAGCCTACCCCAAGAGGTGTTAAAGTCGCAGTAGTATCAGTATCACTAATATCATTTAATAAAACCCCTTCACTAAATTTAGGCGCAACAACTCTTTTATCATCTGCTAAATCTAATATGTCTTTACCTTTAATTACAAATTTTCCACTCTGATCAGGCCCCTCAAAGTCTGTGATAATATAATGTCTTGTAGAAGTTATAGAATAAACACCATCAACAATAACACCATCTACAACACGCATAGGACGCCCCGCATAAAAAGGCCAACGTGATTTTAATTTTGCAAATACAGTACCGCGCGCAAAAGGGTCATAAGGGCCTTCATCAGTTTGTGCTGCACCACTTATTCTTTCTGAATTATATTTATCAAAAAAACTATCATTGTAAGGTGCATCCTCAAGAAAGGCAGTTATACTAGCCCTTACACCTAAACCCTTCATTCTTTCATTAGCACCAGTTATATTAACAGCCGTTGACCTAGACGTAATTGATTTTAATAAAGGGAAATTTATAGTACTTGAAGCAATAGGTATTTTTGTATTATTACTAAAAGTTACGACTTTTACTTCCTTAATAAAATTAGCGGTGTCTTGACAAGTTTTAAAGGTGTTAAAACACTTATGATTACTAGCACCTAAAGCCGCCGTACAAGGTGAACTACCATAAGTGTTAGCACAATAATCAATATCAATTTCTAATGATTGCACATATTCAGTTGACATTATTTTAAAACCCTTACGTTTATTCTAGTTACTTCTACTATGTTGCCGCCAACGTATTTAGGTTTTAATGTACTACCATTTCTAGGCCGCCAACAATAAGCGGTATCTAATGAAAGATAATCAGGCCCACCCGCCCAAAAGAAAGATTTTGACCTATTGAAATGATTTATAAAAGGAAGCATTTCACCTTCTATAAAATCGCGCGTCATACCACCTAAAGCAAAAGACGCTTTACCGCCTAAAGAAACTATAGTAGACCCTGTAAAATTACCACCTATAGTAACGCCATCTATTACTTTTATATCATCACTAAAATTAGTTGGTGTGTAACCATGCAATAAACCAGCCGTAAAAACTAACCGCTTACCAAGCTTTACAACACCTAAAGAAGCAGGGCCGTTAGTAACAGAAACACGCCAATATCTAGCAGTAACCGTAGGTATGATTAAAAATATATCACTATCATCAACAGGCGTTAAAGAACCGCGCGAAGTCCAAGAAATATCATCAGTTGAACTTTCTAAAACTATATCTGCCCCCTGTGTAAATAAATCATGATTAGAAATACCTAAGCAATCAACTTCAGTAGGGGTAGTAGCATCAAGGCTAATACGATCAGTAACCGCCGTACCTGTCCAAAAATCAAAAGTCTGATCGCCTACGCAATTAATAGCAAGGCCATTAGTCGCTTCACTAGTTGCGGTTATATTAAAAACCGTAAATATATTTTCATATAAAACGGTAGGTAAAGAAGTGTTTAATGATCCTGTTTCAATTTTTATTGTCATAATTTAACACCTATAATGTGACCATTTTTATTTTCATCTTGTAGATTTTCCACAAGTTCTTTCATCATTTCAGCAGGTATAAACGGCCTACCTCCAAAATCTAAAATAAGCCTTTGTGGTTCTATTTCTTCTTGTGAAGAAGTTATTGGTGCCGCAGATGTAGAAGTATTAGAATTAGAAGAACCAGCAGAAGCTGCCGAACTATCACCACTTGCGCCACCTAAAGAAGATAAAAACCCCATCCCCGCCGCCACAACAGCAGCAACAGCAGCAAATTTAGCGTAAAATGAAAGGGCAGGATCAGCTAAAGTTTGAGCCGCCGCTCTCCAAGTATTTATTAAAACTTCTGCTTTTGCAAAGGCGTCTTGAATTGCTAAAAGTTTTTTATTCTTAGTTCCAGATAGTCTTATCATATTTCCAAAGAAATCACTTGTAGCACCTAAAGTACCTGCCAAGCCTTTAGAGGCAAGTTTATTCTTTTTCTTTTGATAATCTTCTTCTATCTTTAATTTAGCCGCCGCGTGTTCTTGTTCTTTAATTAATCCGTTAGCAAAACCTTCATCAAGTAATAAATTACTTTCAGCTTTCCAAGCGTCTAAAGCTTCCCTTTCAGTTAGTAAACTTTCTAAAAGAATATCTAGGCGTGATTGCATTTTTTCACGCAAATCATCACCACCAGAAACACCGTCAGCGGGGGGGGTATCGCCTTCTTCTTCCTTTGGTGTGGGGGGGAATAAAACTTTATTAAGATCAGTTTGGGTTTTAGTTAATACTACATTACTTTCACCTAAAGCAACTTTAGCTAGTCTAATTGCTTCTAAACTTCCAGCAATTTTATTATTTACAAAAACTTCATCTACTTTTGTTTCTGAAGCAAAAGGCCCCGCAAATTCACTAGAATTACCTTTTGCAAGCTCTTTTTGTGATGCCTGTAAAGCTAAACTTTTTGCTAGTTCTGCTTCAGCCGCCGCAAGTGCTGATTTTGCTAAAGTGTTATTATTTTTTGCTAGGTCAACAGCAGCAGCCCCCGCCGCTGGTGCGCCTGTTTCCGCGAAAAATACAATCTGTTTATTCAATTCAAAGAAGGCATCTTTTTGTAATTGCGCCGCACTTGTTGCTTCTGTTACAGGCTTTTTAATAAGAAATGCTGCACCAGCTACAGCCGTTAATAAACCAACCGCTATCCCTATAGGCCCACCCGCTAAAGATAAAGCTATACGCATTGCAGCCAATAACCCATTCAATACACCAACACCAACACCAGCAGCAGTTACACCCGCTAACATTGTTGCCATACTGGTAATCATTAATGGAATTTGTGTAGCTGCAATAGACGCCATTGCTACAGCCAAAACTTCCACATTATTAGCAACAAATTCAAACCCTTTAGAAGCCGCTTCCAATGCGGGTACTAGTATAGATACTAGACCATTACCAACCTTTAAAACTACACTTTCTATTTTAGACATTTGAACATCTAATCTCTTTTGCATAGTTTTAGAAAGCTTTTCATAAGCTTCATCAGCTTCACCAGCCTTGTTAATCATAGCTTCCATTGTTTTATTGAATACTTCACCAGTCGCGCCTGAAAGTGCCATAGCCGCCTTTAGCGCATCTACTGAACCAAACAACTTGACAATACTTTCAGTAGTACCACCGCCCTTTTTAACTAGATCAGTAAGAAACCCACCCAAACCTTTAGATTGCAAAGCAGCAGCATTAAATTCTATACCTAAACGTTTTGCTTCATCTTTAGCTTCTTTTGTTGGTTTCAATACAGATACAAGAACCTGATTTAGTGAAGTAACACTTTCAGCAGTTGACAAACCAGTCGTAGTAAGTGATGCAACACCACCAACAACTTCATCAAAAGAAACCCCGACCTGTGCCGCAATAGGTACGATTTTACCAAGGGAAGCAGATAATTCAGCAGCAGTAGTTTTACCCACACGAATACCAACAAATAATGCATCAGAAGCTTGGGCAGCAGTTAACCCGCTTTCTTTATATGCGTTCACAGATGTAGTTAAAGCATCAATACCAACGCCAATATTAGTAACGCCACCAATAGCAAATTTATTAGCTTCATAAAGTAAGTTTGTTGCATCCGCACCAACCTTAGCACCAGCGGAAATAGCCTGATAAAAAGCTTCTGCTTGTGATACTTGAGTAGTACCAAACTTTTTAGATAGGCTTTCACTAGCCGCGCCTAATTGCTCTAATTGTTCTGGTGTACCTTCAATTAAAGTCGATACTTCTGCTAAAGAAGTACCTAAAGCTAAAGATGCAGCACCAGCTATTTTTAATGAAGAAATACTAGCATAAGCAAGGGCTAATGCCCCTGCTTTTTTTGCTAAACCAGTCATTCCAGCAGCTAACTTTTTATTAGTTTTACCTAATTTTTCAGTTTTGCTTTCTGCACTTTCAGCACTATTACCAAGGTTATCAAGAGCATCAGAAGATTTATCTACACTGTCATATTCCGTAGTTACACTTAAAGCAGCAACATCAACCATAACTATTTATTCCTTGTTTTTTCAGCGGCTCTAATTGTATTTGACCTAATTTCTTCACGTAAAGAAGTGCAGTAAGCAGCGTCCATAGCAAGTAATATATCTGCTTCTTTACGGTTGATCAAATTACCTGAAAGGTGAATTTCGTTGAAAAAATCACCAGCTAACATAGGTAAAGGCCCACGATCATCTTGATTATGTCTATTACATATTTGCCAAAAAATATCCCATAAATACCTAGCTTCAAAAGTAATATTTACATCTTTTGAATGGTGAGACATACCAAAGGATTGATTGCGTTCACGCCTAGTTTGCCCTTCACCATCAGGGGTATCATACCTAATAAAGTTAGACACCCCTGTAGTTAGATTATTTTTTAGGCGTTCATAAAAAGTGAAAGATTTAAAGCAGAAGCCCTAACTTCGTTAAAAATCCAGTTCACTTTCATTACTTCGCAAGCTTTTTCAAAAGAATGTTCAGGCACCTCACCCTTGAAATCATTATTTCCCCAATCCCAACCGCCAATATAAGAAGCGTGAATTTCTTCTTGCTGTGTTTCCACTAAAGTTACAAGGGCTTCAGATCGTTCTAATTCTGACAACCCAGAATTAGACACATGAAAACGTTTCATTTCGTCAACATGCTTACGCATTACTTTAGAAACTTCTTCACTTCCTGCACATCTAATTTTAAAAACAACACCCAATTCTTTACCAGTTACGGGGTTTTTTAATTTTAAGTCATAAAGTTCTTCATAACCAACTAAGTTGAAAATATCCATTATAAACCGTCCTAAGATTTTAAAGTTTAAAAAGGCGGGGCAAAACCCCGCCAATTTATTATTAAGTTACCGCCTCGACGGTAAGAATTTTTTGAACTAAACCCAAAGTAAATACTTCAACATCGAAATCTTCAACACCACCACCTGATTTAGCAGGGCCGCTAACAAGGGCGCGTGAATAATCAATAGTGTTTGAAGTGCCTTCTAGGTTATCAGCATGTTCAAATTTTACACCATGATAGGTTGATACATCAGAAAGTGAACGCAATAAAACTTGCCCTGCATCCGTACTTTCACGCGCAACAGTTACTTCAGGATCACCCGCATCAAGTAAACCTTTTGATTTTTGAACCGCAATAGTTTCCAATGTTGGATAAGAAAGAATATTTTGTGCGCCAGTCATTTCACCAATATTAGAAACCCCCGTAATTTGAACCCACGTCAACGCTGCAAAGGCTACCGCGTCAAGATCAGCAGCACTAGCCGCCGCGCTTATGTATATTTTACGCCCTTTATTTGTTGCTACCATTTTTTTACACTCCAGTTTGAAAGCCCTAAAAATGGGCAAGAAAAATATCTATTGACAATGTAACATTTATTTTAGTAGTGTATCAAATAAGCTAAAAAAAGGAAAGCTGTTATGAAAATCATCGACACAAAAAAAGGTTATTATGGACTTACACCCGCGCCTTCTTTAGAGGTTAATAATTTAGCGCGTATTTATGAAGAAAAATGTGCTAAATTTGATAGGGATAATGCAGCAGAGTTAAACCAACTTGGGAAGGTTTTTAAGATGATCCTAACAGCCGCCGCTACATGCCTAGCCTTAAATATTTACCATGAAGCTAGAAATGAACCTATAGACGGTCAATTAATGGTAGCAGAAGTCACTATTAATCGCGTAACCTCTAAACGTTTTCCTAATTCTATTTGTGCAGTTGTTAAACAGGATAAAGGAAAGGGAAAATATGATTGTCAATTTTCTTGGTATTGTGATAGTAAGTCTGATAAACCTAAAGATAAAACAGCTTGGATTACAGCACAAATAATTGCAAAAGAAGTATTGAAAATGCCAGAAGGCGTAACCCCATTTAGTACAGGGGCTACGCATTACCATGTTTGTAAAATGTCAATTAATGGTAAATGTAAAAAATCACCATATTGGGCAAGTAAAATAAATATTATAGGCCAAATAGGAAGCCATAGATTTTACGAATAACACTTTATTTGTATTGGCTGGCCCGCACTGATTACAGGCTTGTCTTTAACGTCAACAACATAAAAATCATATTCAGTGGTTCAGACACAACCCACAACAAGATCGACTGGAAAACAGCCCGTCCGTTATGTCTTGGTTGCGGGTTGTGCCTGACCCGCGATTTTTATAAAATACATTTGTCATTTGTTACCCTTCAAACTGTTACCCATGAGGCACCATCCCAATACTTCAAGGTTGTTGATACCCATGCGCTACCATTCCAACGCTTTAAAGGCTTTGAAACCCACGCGCTACCAGTCCAATACTGCAACTCTGAACCAGTGCTTGGTGTGGTTACTTGGTATTCCTGCCAGTATAATAATATAGACATGAGTTACCTTGCCCCAAAAAGCAGAACGCCTCTTTTTCTATCTGGGTCGTTGGTCGAATTTGATTCCATTCTTGCACTTACCCTAGTACCAGATGTAGCGACGCCAGTATGAGTGATTAGCGGAACGTGGAAAGGCGAAATTTCGAGTATAGTATATGCAGCATATATATCCTTAGCGAATATAACCTCACTTGCTGCCGCGCCCGTGGCAACGTCCATAAATCCAGAGTTGCCTGACATGACTGTGTTGTGATTGGCGTTCATACTATACCCGAACCAATCGTAAGTATTGGCAAGGCTGTCGCCGTTGAGGACGTTGTTAGTATGGCTTGTGAAGCTTATTTCAGCATATGCGCCCTTTGTGTTTGATGTAGCACCTGGGTCAACTTCAGGCCATTTCCCATAATCTACCGAATTTGTCAAATTATATGGCCCACTTTCAAACACAGTAAATGCGGGTTCTGCGTCAAAGTCGGCAGACGGAAGCCCTATAACTTGCCCCGTTACCGCACCCACGGCCTGGCTAGAAATCGCAACGGAAACCCTGCTACCAGATGCAATAGGAATAGGAATGGGCATGTTAAAGCACGTATTTCGATAACCAGCAGAAAGGGGCATACTTGCAATAATAACCTCACTTGATGCTGCACCAACGCCAACAAAAAGTATACCAGTGTTACTATTGCCACTCGTAGAAGAAAATATCATCACATAAAAAGACGCCCAAGCTGCCGCCGTGCTTGCGTCAACTTCCACCCAAGTTAAATTTGAGGGGGTGAATGGTGCCGCCACCCTTAAGTCTGGATTAATGATAAAAATCGATGCCACTGGCCTTTCTTCAAAATTTGCCATCCTACCAATCCATTATTTCTGCTGCGCGTTCAGGTGTTAGGATGCCTTCTGCTTGTAAGAAATTCATTCCCATAGTTATGGTTGGGTCTGTTGCGTCAACCAATGTCATTAGTTTGACCTTATCGTACCAAGCCTTCGCCATTCCGTTAGTGCGGGCAAAATCTACCGCCGCGCCATGTTCTTCAAGGCTAAACTCATTAAGAAACTGCAAGACACTGATCCGCTCTTTAGACACAACTTTCGGCACATCAAACTCCAACGTTGCGGGGTTCCAGTCCATGTTTGTCTTATCTGGAAACGATTTTTTAGCCAAGCCCCGCGCCGCAAGTTCAACGTCACTAGGCACCTGTG